GGCATTCCCCAAGATCCTTGGCCGCTTACGGTCCGGCAACGTGCGGCAGTTTGCAGCCGCTTCGACACCTGAAGGCTTCCGCTGGATGTGGCAGACCTTTGCCAGTGAAGACGGCAAGGGCCGTGAGGATCGGCGGCTGATCAGGATGCGGACGCAGGACAACCCATACCTGCCGCCTGACTTCATCGAGCGGATGCAGGCCAACTATGACCCGCAGCTACTTAAGGCGTATTTGGATGGCGAGTTCGTCAACCTGACAACAGGTCAGGTATATGACCGCTTCGATCGCGCCAAGCATGTGGCCGTACAAATGCCGGACATCAGCCGCGAGCCGTTGCGGATCGGCGTGGACTTCAACGTGGGCAACATGTCCGCCGTGATCGCCATCCGCGTTGGCAAGAGCCTTTACGTCGTCGACGAGATCAGCGGTGCCCACGACACTGACGCACTGGCCCAGAAGATCAAGGCCCACTACCCAGACCACAAGATCTACGTTTACCCAGACGCCAGCGGCGGCAACCGCAGTACAAACGCAACACAAACCGATATTGCTATTCTTGAAAGCTATGGCATGTCTAACCAGTCACCTAAGGCTAATCCTCCTGTCCGGGATCGGGTGGCTGCTGTTCAGGCTTTGCTGGAGAATGGCAAAGGGGAAGTAAGGCTCAAGATCGTTGCATCCTGCATCAAGACCATTGAGTGCCTTGAGCTTCAGAGTTACACCGAGAAAGGCGATCCCGATAAAGATGCTGGCTACGACCACATGAACGACGCGCTGGGTTATCTCATCTGGCGTGAGTTCAACCCGCTACACGCTGGTGCTGGACGCGGCACTGGCATTAGATTGTACTGATAAAGCGTCGTAGCACTGTGTACACGGGTTTCAACAGCTACAACATGCAGTTGACCCGCAAAGTTGCGGCGGTCAACGATCCCAACAGTGCCTGGGCCAACATGGAGCCGCACTGGATCCTGATTGAGGATTTGATGGGCGGCACCTACGAGATGCGCCGTAAGCATCGCCGCTACCTGCCACAGGAACCACGCGAGGAAGACGAGTCATACGACAACCGCCTAGCACGCAGCGTTTGCCCGCCTTACTACCAGCGCCTTGAGCGGATGCTGGCTGGCATGTTGACCCGCAAGCCGGTACGCCTTGAAGAGGTGTCCGATGTGGTGCGTGAGCAACTGTTTGACGTAGACCTGCAAGGCAACGACCTCAACATCTGGACCTATGAACTTGGACGCAAAATGGTTCGCTATGGCCACGCTGGCGTCCTTGTGGATGCTCCTGCTGCTGGTGAAAATGGACGACCATACTGGGTGACCTACACGCCTAGGGACATCCTTGGCTGGCGCACGGAAATGGATAACGGCGCCCAGAAGCTAAGCCAGTTGCGGCTGATGGAACGCATCGTGGTCGCAGATGGTCTGTATGGCGAGAAGCAGGTGGAACAGATCCGCGTGTTGACGCCCGGTGCTTTTGAACTGCACCAACGCAACGAAAAAGCAAGCTGGGAGATCGTTGACGAAGGCACCACCAGCCTTAGTGAGATCCCGTTCAGCGTGGCCTATGCCAACCGCGTGGGCATGTTTGAATCACGCCCGCCGATGGAAGACATCGCCGAGCTGAACCTCAAGACGTACCAGATCCAGTCCGACCTGGACAACATGCTGCACATCAGCGGCGTTCCGATGCTGGCGTTCTACGGCTTCCCCACATCCGCCGAAGAGGTCAGCGCTGGACCCGGTGAAGCGATCGCGTTCCCTGCTGATGGCCGTGCCGAGTACATCGAACCTGCTGGCAAGAGTTATGACTCCCAGTTCAAGCGACTGGAACAACTTGCTGGTCAGATCAACGAGTTGGGTCTATCCGCTGTCCTAGGCCAGAAGCTATCGGCCGAAACCGCCGAGGCCAAGCGCATCGACCGCAGTCAGGGTGACAGCACGATGATGGTCATCGCCCAGCAGGTGCAGGACACGATCGACAACTGCCTGCGGTTCCATGCCGAGTATTTGAACATTACCCAGGTGGGTAACAGCATCGTGAACCGCGACTTTGTTGGTGCGCGGCTTGAACCAGCCGATCAACTTGCCTTACTTCAGACTTACACCGCTGGCGTGATCAGTCAGAAGACGCTGCTGGAGCAACTAGCTAACGGTGAAGTGCTTGGCGATGACTTCGAGGTTGAAGAGGAACTGATGGCCACGCAAAACGGCGGCCTAATCGAAATGGCTGGTGGTCAGCAGCAGCAGGTTGAGGACAGCATTCCCGAGGACATCAGCACTGACGATTCATGACCTACAGCGGCGGCGTCACCCAGCGGCTGCTTGACATTGATCAGTTCAAGCGGCGGATTAACCGCAACGATCCTGTTGCGAACATTTACCGCAATGCGATCGACCTGAACCGCTACAGCAACGCGGTGGCCAATCAAGTGGTGACGGCATACAACGACGTGATCCTCAGCGCGGTAGATGATCTGCGCCGTATCGACATGGGTGTGGCTACAGCAGGTGGCGGCATCGTGTCCCCTGCCAGCTACCAAGCGCAACGGTTACGGGTGATCCTGGCCCAACTGCGGGAATCACTTGACACCTGGGCAGGCACCAGCACGGCATTGGTATCGGGTGAACTGCAAGGCTTAGCCGAGCTGCAAACCCAGTTCATCACCGATCAAATGCGGCTTGCCATCCGTGGGGGCGTGGCTGATGCGCGTGAGCTGCTGCCATCCCAGGTGGATGCCTTGCAGGCGGTGCGCACGGTGCAGGTATCGCCCAACTTTGCAGCCACCGTGGTCAGCGTCGATCCAACGGCAATCAACTTCACGCTTCCCGGCACTGGCGCCTTCAACCTCACCGCCGGTCAAGGTGCAGCCATCACGCTGCCAAATGGGCAGATCGTTGAAAAGGCATTCCGTGGTCTAGCTGAGTCTCAAGCGCAGATGTTCAACACCGTGGTGCGTAACGGTGTCCTTACCGGCGAACCAACGCCACAGATCGCACGGCGCCTGGTCGGCAACCTTGATTTTGGGCAGCAGGCCATGTCAGTCCGGCAACGTGCTCTGGCCGGTGGTGAGGTGACCAAGATGGCAAACAACCAAGTGCTGACCATTGTGCGGACCAGTGTGCAAGACGTAAACAACCAAGCCAGTCAGCAGGTCTACCGCGCCAATCCAGACATCACCGGCAAGTATCGGTACGTCGCCACGCTTGACGGTCGCACGTCACCAATCTGCCGCTCACTTGATGGCCAAGAGTTCAAGTACGGCGACGGTCCGACACCACCTGTCCACTTCAACTGCCGCAGTACCACCATTCCGATCATTGATTACAAGGCGCTTGGCATCCCACCACCGGACTGGGGCACTGGTCCCAGCAAACGTGCATCAGCAGATGGCCCGGTGCCTGGCAGCCTGAACTACGGCGAGTGGCTTAAGCAACAACCAAAGGCATACCAGGCTGAAGTCTTGGGTTCAACCCGTGCGGCCTACTTCAACAAGATTGCCGAGAAGGTTGGCCCGCGTGATGCCTTGGCACGCATGGTCCGCGAAGACGGCAGCGAAGTAACGTTGAAGCAGCTACAGCAACGATATGGAGAACCCTAAGATCCGCTACTACCTCGACGGTCGCGTTCATTCCGACTGGGTTGAGGTCGCAGTTGGCGAGGCTGTTGTAGTCGCACGGCTACAGAAGGTGGAAGACGGCACCATCCAGTGGGTTGATCAGTCCGGCCTACCATTAGGTCAGACGGAACGTATTACCCATGCCCAAGAAGATGGCCAAAGCGGACAAGAAGGTTGCCAAGGTGATGGGGGAGTTCAAGCAGGGCACCCTACAAAGCGGCAAACCAGGACCCGGAAAAGGTCCCAAGGTGAAAAGCCGTAAGCAGGCGATTGCCATCGCGCTAAGCGAAGCAGGCAAGACCAAGAAGCCAGCCAAGAAAAAGGGGATGAAGTGATGCCTAAGAAACCTGGTCTTTACGCCAACATCAACGCCAAGCGCAAGCGGATCGAAGCTGGCAGCAATGAGCGCATGGCACGTCGTGGGGAGGAAGGTCGCCCCAGTGCGGCAGACTTCAAGGCCGCTGCTAAAACAGCCAAGCCACGGAAACCGAAGAAGAAAAAGTGATCACCTATCGCGGCGAGCAATTTGACGGGTACAACAAACCCAAGCGGACGCCTAAGCATCCGAACAAATCCCATGCCGTACTGGCAAAGGATGGTGAAACCGTCAAGTTGATTCGCTTCGGCCAGCAAGGCGTAAGTGGCAGTCCACCACGCAAGACCGAATCAGACGCTGACAAGGCAAGGCGCGAGGCATTCAAAAGCCGCCACGCAAAGAACATTGCCAAAGGCAAGTTGTCAGCGGCATTTTGGGCGGACAAGCAGAAATGGAGCTAAGATAAACTGGTAACCAGTTGATTCCAGTGGCACAGCATCATAGATACGTTGAAACCGCTTGCTCAGGCTGCGGCAAAAATCGCACGACGAGGAAAGACTTGCTTGCCAAAGCGCAGAAGGAAAATCGTCAACTGCTATGTCGATCCTGTGCTATCAAGGCTTGCCCAACTCGCTGGGATGCAATTAAAAAACCAGAAGGCGAGCGATGCAGAGATCAAGGCGCCTACAAGTCATATTGTCGAGCCAAGCGTCGCGTCAGAACAAATCACAAAAATGCTTATGGTCAAGTTGAATTTCGATTTGAATCCTATAAGCAATTTTTGGCAGAGCTAGGACCACGACCAGATGGCATGAGCGTAGACCGCATTGATCCCATGGGCCATTACGAACCAGGAAACGTCAGATGGGCAACTGTTGAGCAGCAAGCCAAAAACCGAAACCCACGTTTTACGTGGACAGCAAAACCTAGCCACGTTCCTGCTGATTGATCCATTCCTTCAGCGCCACCACATAACCACGCAGTAGATCCGCCTGTTTTAGGTGCCACACGTCACCCGTGGTCAAATACAGCCGCACATGGTTGTCCACACCATGCAACGCTTCCTTGATTACCGGGTTCCAAGGTTCCCGGATCGGTGTGTTCCACTCGCGCTTGGCCACGACTGCAAAGCTGTCATACACTGAACGTGAACACCCTACGGGCATTTCATGACTGACGATGTGATCCAGGAACCTACGGTGACTGGTGGCGACGATACAGATGCACTCAAACGCAGTATTGAGGCACTGGAACGCAAGAACTATGAGCTGATCGCCAAGCTCAAGGAAAACAAAGCCAAGGCACCTGCTATCCCTGATGGCATCAATGTTGATGAGTTGATCGAGTTCAAACGCAACTACGAGCAACAGCAACTTGAACAGCAAGGCAAGTACGGTGAGGCACGGCAGGCACTGGAACAACAGTTCCGTTCAGCCACTGCCGAAAAGGATCAACGCATCAGTGAACTAGAAACCCGCGTCCGCGAGTTGGAACTGATGACGCCTGCCATGACTGCATTGGCTGAGATCGTCCACGATCCTGACTATGTGCTCAAGAGCAAATTAACCAGCGATCAAATCGAACGCGAACCTGATGGCACAGTCGTTGTGGTCGATGGTTACCAGCGCACTCCTGTTGCTGAGTGGGCCAAGTCACTGCCCACTTGGATGCAGAAAGCACCCAAGCCACAGGGCAGTGGCGCACCAGCCGGTCGCAGTAGCGGTGCCGACATGACTGGCATGAAGAATCCATTCACGTCAGAAAACTTCAACCTCACTGAACAATCACGGCTATACAGAACCGACCGTGATATGTACGATCGATTGAAGGCAGCAGCCAACCGCTAAGC